GGTAAATCTTCATCTACCTCAGCATCTTCTTGTGGGTCAACCACAGGTGTTGCTTTTACAGGTGCTGCAATCATTTCATCATTTGATGAACTTGATACATATTTACCTGAAGCAGTGTCCCATTTTGGAACATCACCTTTAGCAACCATTTCAAGGTAATCTTCAGATTTTTTTGAATAAACATCTGACCAAGTTAATTCATCAGCAATCCAAGATTGTGCAACGCTATCATCCGCGTTTAAAGGAGAAGCATCATCAGGAATTACAGAATTCACTGCAGTGTAATCTTTACCGTTTCCTGATTTGGTTAAATTCAAAGTGATAATTAAATCTCTTCCCTTTTGAGGGTCAGTAATATCACCTTTGTTTCTCCAAATTGGAACGATTTTATCTAAAATACCTTCTTGTTTTGTATTGTGTTTAAATCTCCAAAATTTTGGTCCATCTTGTTCATTATCACGATCGATAACTTTAACAATGTAGAATTTACGAGAACGATAAGTTCTTGCTAATTCTTTATCAGATTCAACACCTGTCATCATTAAACCCTCATAAACATCATTTAATGGAGAGCGTTTTCCGTCTTGAGCTGGGTCATAAAGTTTCATCCATTGGCCATCCACTTGAATTTCGTGGAATTTTACTTCTACAAATGGTGAAGAACCATCTTTTGTAGGTAAAATACGAATACGTTTTTCAGCTGTTTTAACCCCTTTAGGTAAAACAGTAGTGAAATACTTTTTCATTCTGTCCTCTTGTGAAATTTTGTTTTGGTTACCGCTTGCGGTGTTTTTGTTTTTTTCGTACTGCGCTAGTACTGCATCAAAAGTGCTCATGTTTTTTAAATTTTAAGTTTTTAAATCTTATATGTAAAATATAAATAAAAAAACCCGAATTAAAAAATCCGGGTTCAATTATTTTTAAAAATTCTTAAAATTTACTGTAAAGTCAATAAATAACTAATTTGATTCATTGTTCCTAATATTTCATCGCGAATGTTCATTAAATCAGTATCTATTTCTTCAAATTCTTGTGTAAATTGAATTAAAGCTTTCTTTACATTCATCATCATTGATTTAACATCAATTTCTGATAAATTATCAAGATGAATAGTTTTATCGTTTTCTTCTAAAACAAATCTACCATACTTACCCATTGCTGTTTCAACAAAGGTATCAATTAAGTCACCTAATTCTTCGTATAATTGGTCAAAAGCTTTATGTCTTGCATAACCTCTTGTTTGCCAATGGTTTATTTTAACTTGTAATTGAGTTTCTAAAAGAAACTTAACTTTAGAACTTATATTCATCTTCTTGCTCTTCAGGATTAAATGTTTGTTTTATTTGGTCATTTGAATAGTTAGCAACGTCATCTTTTGTTAAAACATATTCATTTTTACCTGATTTTCTCATTTCATCTTGTTTATGAGCAAAGAATTGATCTGGTTTCTCGTTGAATGGATATGAATCTAAAGAACGCATTTCTAATTTTTCAACAGGTGTTTCAGGTTTCATTTGTTCAATCTTAGCACCTAATGAATCTATTTTATGCATTAAAGCATCCATTTCACTAAGTTTTGTTTCTAAGTCTCCTAATTTACTGAAAACATCGTCCATTTTCTGAATGGCTCCGCTATAGTCATTTTTATTATTTTCAACGTCCTGTTTGATACTTTTAGTCATATTAACTAAATCAGTAATATCGATTTCTTCAGTATCTTCTTCAGCAGGTGGTGGAGGTGTTGCTCCTGCAGCGTCAGCAGGTGGAGGAGGTGTTGCTGCAGCTGCATCAGGTGCAGGTGCTCCTGCCGCGTCTGATGCAGGTGGAACAGCTGTAGGATCCTCAGCAGGAGGAGCAGCTTGTTCCATTAATATTTTATTGTTACCATAATTGTAATTGTTTATGGCTTTATAACGATTTAATTCTTCGTGTAATTTTTTCTCTAACATAGTATTAATCTTGTAATAATTGTCTACCGTCGTTTGTAACGTATTTTTTATTTATTCTTTCTACAATTCCGTCTTTTTCTCTGATTGTATAACATTCTCCTGTTACTAAATCACATTCTTCTCTTTCCATTCCATCATTAGATACATTTCTAATAGACGTTTTTGGTCCAAGAAATTGATCCATTGAATTTTTCAATTTATTATTTTCCATATAGGTTTTTTATATAAATATCTGTAATTTGTTATTATTCCAATATTATTGGCTTAGATTTTGAGTTCCGTTAATAATTTGATTATTATCCACATCGAAATACACATAATCCCCATTTGATAACTTTAAATCTGACATCAATCTTGGTGATAATGCAATACCATAACCATCAGGTACAAATTTACTTACGGGGCCAGTTATTCTTTGAAGTGTTTTTTTATTGTCTATCGTGCTGTAGGTGTATTCTGTAATGAACGCCCTTTTGTTTAGTTTTAGATTAGGATTTGCATTATAAAAAGTACCCATTATACCGCCTCTGCTTGGTAATGGATAATAACTATCTGCTGAAACGGCTGTTGTGTTATCAAAAAATTCATAATTCAATGAAAAGAAATATGATAAATTATAATTGGTTGCTTTTTTCAAGTCTTCCCAAGTTATAGTAAAACTGTCATTCGATAACAAACTAATTATATCCATTGTTCTACCTGCATAGTTTTTATCATCCATCATAATAACATTAGCTCTTAACCAATTGGTACCATTATATTTAATATGTTGTACATATTTTCCGTGAGTACCTATACCTCCGCCATTGAAAGGAACACCATATGCTGTTTTACCTGCATTGTTGTTCATAAAAATATTTTTATTTTCCCATTTTTGTAGTGTACCTGCATCATAAACTACCGGTCCTAAAACATTATCTAAAATAACTTCAGCTGTTGATGGATTATCTGGTTTAAGTTTTAAATAATCAATGGCTTGATTTGTTAACTTATCGAATAACGTTTTGTAAGATGCTGCAAATGAATCTTTAGGATTTGGTAATGCACCAATAGGTACTCTGGCACCTTTAAATGTGGTCATTACACTATTGTTTTTGATATCGTGGGATACTTCAGTAATCCAATAAGAACCTTTGAACATCGGTACATTTTTAAGATAAAAAAACATAGTTGGTTGAATCATAACATTACCCAACATTTTAACCTCGCAACTATATGCCGCTGTTCTATAATAATCATAAAGACTTATGTCAATGTTATTTGCATTTGCACCAGATTCTGATCTTGCTAAGTTTTCTAACACATAAGCTGAAGCTGCAGTATTTCTTAGAGTAGATTGGTCAAGTTGTAATGATTTGAAAATTCCTTGATTTTGGTCGCCAAAACTAACTTCAAAAGACACTACTTTATTAGATTTGGTTAAATCACCTAATGTAAGTGCTTGGGATGTTGTAATCAATAATGGATTATTATTAACCATTGAACAGTTGAAACTATCATCATTAAATTTATTATCTTTACTTCCATTTGCAAGATATTTTGAATTATCCCCTACGTATTGTATCACTATTTTTGGTGAAGCGTCTTGATAATTAACATCCAAAAATGTCCCAAATAAATCTGTAGCTGTTTTCCTTGTAGCCGATGTTTTTGATTTATTATTATAATTTGTACCATAAAAATTAACATAAGCTGGCAACGGTCTCATATCAAGACCTGAGTTCTGAATTAATGTAGAAACAGCTTCATATAAATTAATGTCTTTATTTCTTTCATCACAAATTGGTATTAATTTTTGAATATCAATATAAAATTCATCCCCAATATCTTTATTTGCTCTATCTAAGAATAAAAACTCTTCGATAAGTGATCTCTGTCCTAATGAATTACCTGCCACCCATTTATCGTTGAATGATTTGAAATTATTATACATATCAACTTTAATTGGGTCACTGTTATAACCTCCAACAATGTTTATTGGTTGGTCATTTTTACTTTGTGAAGGACTTAGGCTTCCAAAATTAGAAATTAAAATACTTAAAAAATTTATAAATCTATTGTTAAATCCATCGACATTTCCGTTAGTTTTTAAAATTATTTCATTTTTAATGTAATCAGAAAAAGTACCCGCCTGATGAGTGTTCATAAAACCACCATAAATTAATATTAATGGTCTAAATAAAAGAACATTACTTTCATTTAGTTCGATATCATTGTTTTCAAAAAAAGCTAAATAATAACCATCAATATCTTCACCAATATAAAGTTTAATGTAATTCAAATTAATTTGCGTAGCTTGTGATGAATAAAATTTGCCAATTGATTTCATCAATGTATTTGTAAGCGACGTTTTTGCAAAACCATTCAAAACGTGTGAATCTAATTCTTTAGGGTTAGCTAAAGTGAATTTCACTAAATTATCTGTACTTAATATTTTACCTGTAATTTGTTTTAAAGTTTCAGATTGTATTGTTTTGATAGAGTTGATTAATGCTAATAGATCATTATTATTAGTTACGCCAGTAAAAGAAACTATATCTTTTAATAAATTTTGGAAATGAGTATATGAAGTATTATAAAATTTTGGATTTGGAGTTTCTTCGTTTGTGATTACCCCAATATCTGACGCAAAATCTAAAAACATAGATTCAAATTCATTAAGGATATCAGGGCTAAATGTACCAATTAAATCAATTACTTTTTTATAATTCTCGGTTAAAGAATATGTATTATCTGTTGAAATTAAATTTTCTGAGTATGACGGGAATGTAATACCTGTGAATGAATCATTAACGTATTCATTAGTTGTGAAATCATTCCAAAGAATTCTCATATAGAATTCGTTACTTGTATTAAAAGTATCTGTTGGGTTCATACTATTCAAAGCACAAGAAGGTAATATTGTATATCTTAAATCTGTTCCATCTCCATATCTTGAATTATTCATTAACTGTGTCCAATATCTTAATGAATTATTTGGGTTATTTGTATTATATTCAATTATACCTCCGCTTACAACATTATTGTCAAAAGATGAACTACCTTGTGTTATGTCATAATGTGAATAACCGTTAACAATCTGACTGAAAATAGCATCATAAAAAGGATGTATCCCAATATCTGTAGCACCACTGTATGATATGTCATCGAAAGAATTATCATAACTGTCAGGAACATAAAATATCTGATTTGTCTCGTTATCAAAAAAGACACTTTGATTTATAGGTTGTGTTTTATTATTTGTATCTAAAAACCCACTTAATATATCTGTTCCATTCTTAATGTAGTTTTTATATCTATGATATATCGAACCCCATTTTATTATCAAATGATATGGTATAAAATTAGTAACACCCACTTCTCTAAACATCGATGATAGAACAAGATTTTTTGTCCCAAAAGAAACATCATCGTTCAAATCGTAAAATGGTAATGAGTTTAATAAAAGATAAGCAGAACCAACATATTTCCCGTAGTTACTTGGATTATTAAAATCAGAAAATAATTGATTATGGAAATAAGGTGTGTTAAGTATGTTAATGTTAGTATTACCGTTATTTATTTTTTGATTGAATAAATTACTTATAAATTCATCTTTGACATAGATATATGGATTTATTGGTGCAGTAATTAAACCATCATTAGTATTAACTGAGAATATTCCTTTTACATCATAAAAAGATTTGTTTGTCAAATATGTTTGATATAATGACGAACTAAATGGATATATGTTTTTTCTATAATCCTCAACTATGTAATTGTTTAACCAGTTATTCAAATTAACATAGTTAGTATCGTTGTTTGTTGTTGCTGATGTTGAAATATACTGTTGTAATTTGAATGGTTGATTACTTACATTTGTAAAAAAAGGAATGGTTGGTAATTGGTCATTATAATATGGATATCTATCAAAAGGTGAAAATTGACTTAATAGAACTTGTAAATTTTCAACGGTGTTAACTCTTTCCTTTAATATATTAATAAGCTCAATATTATCATCGTTAGCGCCTCCGTTTTGTACTATCATATTTTTGATATTACCAAATTCTAAGTCTGCTAATTCCCTAATAGTATTAACATTAAATGAGTCATATAAAGAAAAATAATACGCTCTTTCCCATATTTCATATAAAAATGAAGATGGTGTTTGATTCAAATATGGTACAGTAAAATATAAAGTAGATGCTGCTCCAATACCTTTAACATTTTTTATATACCCATTATCAGGAAATACAAAATTAACATTACTTGATGTTGATTCTTTCACTCCATTCGGATCAACCATTAAAGTTGTTATTTTATAATAGTTTTCTAAAAAATCAACTTCAGGCCAAAGTCTCTTGTCTGTCGAGCTCAGTTTATTTTGTAAATCAGCTTCACCAGGATAAGCAATTACTTGTTGTTTTCCATCAGCATTTTTCTTTCTAATTTCTGGCCAAGGATATATGTTATCATTATTTTTCGCCTCAATACAATAATCTTTAATAATTTTCTTTCTTTCTTCACCAACATCAAATGCTCTTTGATGTGTTTCTTTCATTAATCTAACATACACATCGGCATTTGCCATAATTACAGCAAATATATTTCTTAGAGTAGGTTCAAATCCTAATCCAAGACTTGGGTTTTTGAAAACATCATTAATTTTTTTCTCTAAATATTTTTGTACATTTTGTTTTTCTTTACTGAATGTATTATTAATCCCATTTATATCATTTAAAAGTTTTGTGATTGCAACTCCAACTAAACCACCAGGTATTGAGGATGTCCCATTGTTTGAACTTGGTATAACATATGAATTTACAACATCTACCGTATTAATGTTAATTTTAGGTAGATTTGGATTTTGTTTTGCTATTTCATCAAATTGGGCATTAATGTTTTTAATCTGTTTGTTATAATCAAAAATTTTATATTCTAAAGTTGTATTTGTTTGTGTAGTAGCGTTAGGGTTGTAAATTTTTTTGGTTGATTTTTTATCATCAATTGTGCCTGACAAGTAACTATAAAAAACATTATTGGTGCTTGTATATCCCGACGTTATTGTATTGGTAGCTCTCCAACTTGAAATATCATTTTGGAACTTTTCAATAACTTCACCCATTTGTTTTAATGATTGTAAAATTCGTGGGTCTAAACCGTTATTACCTCCTCCAAAAAGTGATCTTTCTAAAACTTTATCTAAAGTCTTAGCAGTCATTACGATTTCTTTCAATGTTTTTACTGGAAAATCTGGTGCTAATAAACCTTGAGCTTTATATTCAGCATAAACTGAATTTAATAGTTGATACCCTCTTGAAGATTGTTTAACAGGAACATTATATTGTTGTGTTTGTGAGTTATATGTTTGTTGACCTATTGGCTCATTATCATAAGCGTACATATATGGTGCATTCAATATACCCTTCAATGGTATGTCATTCATAAATGCATATGTTGAACCAACAAAATTGGTAGTTATTTCAAAATTACCATTGTTTTCATTAAATTTAGATGTGAATTTAACAAGGTGTAATCTATACCTGATCGCTTGGCCATAATAACCCTTAACTGTTAAATAAAATATTGGCCAGGGTAAATGGAAAAATGCATTATATGGAGAATCATCAGGTGCTTCAAATAACGTTTTACCTCTCACGTCAATAAAATTAATATTAACTTGAGGAACAAAATTAGCCCCTTTAACTAAAATACTTATTGATTGAATACCTAAAGATTGTGAAGTTTTGTTTTGTGGTGAAGAGTTATTTGTTTTATCACCAGTACTTGAATTTTCTGTCACATTTAAATAAGTGTCAGTCCAAGTTGTGTCATAATTTTTTCCATTATTACCTAAGAAACTTAAAGTACCCTTAGCAATTGAAGTCATAGTTAATTTATCATTACTTGCTGCTAATATTGTTCTTGGAATAATATCCGCTTCTAAATTTACGTATGTTACTAAATTTTCTTGTAAAATTGCTCTTGGTTGAACATTACCCTCATTATCCACAACAGTATTAGGGTCAATATAAATTAAATTATTTTGATCTACTTTTACTAATATATCTTCATTACCTGTTAAATTATTGTTGGCCATAATATAAATTATATAAATCTACTGCACTTTTGTAATCTTGTAAAGTCGTTGTTAAAGGATATGGTATTCTAAGTATAAATTTATCTGGTATTTGAAATTCAATACCTCCAGCTAAAGGATTAGCTTGCATAATCAACCAACCAAAAGTTGGGGAATCATAATATTGTTGAGATATTTTATCTAACCTATCTTTTCCTTTAACATATTGTACATACTTATCGGTACCTTTGATTGGTAACTCAATTCCCGGTACAATAGTAAAATTACCTTGATTGTTTACGAAATATTGATATCTATTTAAATAATTTCTACTCATTTTATCCTGCTTTATAATAATTTAACGTAGTCGTAGCTTTAACTGGACTTGTTGAGTTTATTTTTTGTATATTTTGTAACATTGTTGAATCCGTTGTTGGCTCTAAACTTGATATTACAAATTGTATTGTATTAGAGTTTGATTGTGTTAAATTTTGTTTACCTGTTTCATTGTATGTTAATGGTTTTGATGCATTATTGGTTATAAAATTATTTAACGCTTTGCTCAGATTTTTTACAGTATTACTATCTAAAGTACCATTGGCACTAAATAAGTTTACTATAGTATTCACTTGATTTTCCAACATAGCTGACAATATATTAGGTAATGAATCATTTACAGGTGTTATATCTTCTGCAATTAATAATTCAGTATCATTGTCATTAAGATATGTAACAATAGAATTATAATTTGAGTAAAATTCAGATGCGTCAAATCCATCTAAAATTGCATTTGTTCCTGTACTACCATTAACTTGTGTATCCATTTCATACTGCATAATATAATTTAACTTATCGAATGTAGTAATTAATGGATTTCTTGTATTTGTTTCGAATATTTGAGTTGTCGAATCACTATTCAGTTGAGTGAAAAAGGTTGGGAAATAAGTGTTAATCAACCAAGAATAAAAAATACTATATACAATTTGTTGTTTAGTATCTGTCAATTGATTGAATCCAAATAAAGTACAAAATTGGCTGTATGATAATGAAGCCATAGCAGAATTTAATTGATTCTCAAAATCTGTTAAATAATTTGTTAGACCTTTAGAAGAAGGAAATAACCCAAATAAATAATAAGCAACAGGACCTGAATCGGTATATACGTCATATTCACTTATTGTTCTTATTTTAGTTGATAAGAAAATATTAGTAATATAGGTACCATACGTTCTAATTAAATTTTCATACATAGTATTGTATCCACTTACATATGCTGACATTTGTGAATATAGTTGAGATACTAATCCTGTGTAATCTAATCCGCCCTCAGGCGGATTTACCAATGTACCTATATATTGTGCCTGTGTGGTTTTAATACCACTATTACTATTATTTGAACTTGGACTTTTAGGTGCTGATTTCTGTAGTTGTTCCAAAAATGATTTTGTAAATCCACTCACTGATTGACCACCAATACTTGTATTTGTATCGGTTGATCTTTCATCATACATTTCTGTGTTTGCAAAGAAATTTGATGACAATGCATTTTGTAATCTGTTCACCGGTGTTTCTAATCCTTGTCCGCCAATAAATTTAATTTGTAATTGGACATTGGCTATCATTGGTTGAACACCAATACCATCAGGATTTAAATCCCAATTATTATCTTCGTATGTTATGTTTAAATTTTCAATCACCACTTTCGAATGATAAAAATCACCGATTCTTAAAACGCAAATTGGTGGTGGGCCAAATGATGTATTTCTTGCTCCGATATCATTTGCTTCGGGATTTGTAGATATTGGTACAGTATCACCAGGTCTCAAACATTGTTGTAAGAAAGTTAAACGACTGTTTAATCCTTCAGGTGTTGTTGAGTGAAACGCAGGATGAAAATATTTTAATTTTTCCTTCAAAGATGTAAAAACAATCGGATCTGTTTCTTCAATCTTTTTGAAGTAATAAGATTCTTGTAATGTTTTTCCAATAATTTTTTTGATTGTATCAATAGAAGGCTTATTAGCTTTTGGTGTTGAAGTGATTTTACGACCCTCAACTATACTTGTTTTTGGTAATGTACCAGGTTGAGTAGTTTGAGAATTATTAGTAGTTTGTTTGATTTGGTCTGTTTCACTATAACTCCAATTAACTGACGCTTTTCTACAGCCATATGCTATAGGAGCGTATATTTTCAAGTTAGTATTGTTAAAAATTCCATTTTTACAATCATAACCATTCAATGTACCATTTTGTCCGTCATTAATTGTTTTGAAAACAATTTTTCCTCCGTCCAAATTAGGGTAACCCAATTCTTCGAAACTTACAACTAAGTCATCAGCAGTATAAGTAACATCAGTTGATAATGGTGGTTTAGCAGTAATTAAACTATTCCATCTATCATCAATACTGAAAGACGTTGCGGCAATTTCATTAATAATTTCACCAATTATTGAATGTGACCTTCTTATAGATAAAGCAAGATTGTAATCGTGTTCGGCTACTCTTGAAGTTGAGGTTTCAATTGTCATTGTTATTGTTTGACCTTTAACTGCTGCAGTTTGTAAATCAGTTTTTAATTGAGTCAACCCATCCTTGAAAGTATCAAAAGAACTTTCTGTATCTGTGAAAGCATTTTCTAAATCTGTTTGTTTCAATGAAATATTAGAAGTTAATCCACTAACATAACTTTTAAAATCACCATTACCAACTAAAACATTAATATCATTAATGTTCTTATTAGTAGGAGTTGTTGAAATGGATGTCATAGCATCGCTCAAACTATTTTTTGCATTTTGTTGGAAACTATTGGCTTTTAATGTTGGATAAATGTCCCCATAATATTGGTTCGCAAGATAACCATTGTTATTCTTTTTTGATGGTATATCATTAGGGAAAGTTAAGAAATCAACTTTAATACTTTGTGTTTTTGTTGAAGGTGTTGGACTTACATTTGGTTGAGGTTGTGTTGTAGGTTGAATAGTTTGTGCTTTGTATTCAATGATTGTTTTAGGATCACTTCCATTATTCAAATAATCTAATATTAATTTAATATCAGTATCATTCAAATTCGTGTATGTTCTAACTAAGGTATAGAAATCCAAATCTTGACAACCAGCAAAATATGCGTTTATATAGTTGTCAGCTTCTTCGTCTGAACTAAAGTTTTTAAAATATTCTCTTACTAATAAGTTTAATATACTCGGATGATCCACAACTATTTTAAAAGATAAGGTTCCTGTTCTTTCTGTATATTGATAAGTATAAATCGGTTCAGGTCTTCCTACAAATGTATTTTTTTCCCATTGTGCGCTATTCTGATCGGTAACTTTCAAATCATATGGAGGAAACCACATAACTCTACCACCATTAGGACCTACTTCATCATAAGGTAAATCTTGTACAGTAAAACCAGGTATGTTAGATGTCTTCCAAGCTAAGTTTTCAATTGAAAACATATATTTTTTTGCATAAAAATCCCCTTTTCCTGGTGTTTTCTCAAAAATATTAGATGAACTTTGAAAACCTTTATTACCATCTGACATTGGAGCCATATTTAAGTTCCAAGTATTTGACATTACACTTGAATCGTATCT